AATATCTTCTGTTTCAGGAGGAGGTGGAGGTGGCAACCTAAACTATGGGAATGTAAATAGTAACGCTACTTCAGGTGCATATATGCCAAATAGACCAGGATTCGGATTGTTTGGTCAATCTCCAAATAGTACTACAGGAAACAATATGTCAAGCATCACAAATGCTCAAGATATGTCGACTAATTCGTCTACTTTTGTGCTTAAGGGACAAGATTTATTACTTTCTGTTAACAGAGCTCAAAAGGCATCTCAACTTAAAGGTCAAAACATTAATTTAGCTGGATAATGGCATACGGATTAAGATATACTTTTACTCAAAAACTAAGAGATGATTCTACTCTAAAAGTTAAGATATTTGACGATGGGTATGTTGGTTCTGTTTATGAATATATACCAACGTCTATAGTCTTGCAGCCTAACTCAAACGATGAAGATCCAATAGGAGGAGTAATATCTTCTCAATTGAATATAAGCTTTATCTTGTCTTCAGAGGCAGATAATTCTAATTTTCCAGACTTACTTAATGATAATGATAGAAAATACTATGTTGAGTTAGTTAATATAGTAGGTGTAACAGAAACATTAAAATGGAGAGGATATTTATTTAATGATTATATAAATGTAGGATTTTCTACAGGGATACAAGAGGCTAATTTTGTATGTATTGATGCATTGTCATATTTAAAATATGAGAAGTTTTACTTTACATCCTTAGATATTAATGATGCTACATCTTTATTAAATGTAATTAATCAGTCATTAAACGCAACAACTTTCCCTACAACAACATATTTGTATGTGGCTTGTTCTTATTATGCTGATGGCATGAATGATAGAGGTGACGGATTGCAATATGAGCCATTTAGCCAAACTTATCAATTTAGAAGAGATTTTATCGATTTAGATTATTTTACGGCTGTAGATAATATAATGAAGTCTTTTGGATGTAGAATCTTTCAATATAATGGCGATTGGTGGATAATGTCTATTAACGAGATGGCATCTACCAATTATTATACTAAATACTCTATTGGAGGAACTGCAACATATGTATCATCTGGAACAATTACATCTACAGTTAATATTGAACCTTACTCAAGTGGGAATGTTCATTTTATAGATAATAGTCAAGTTAAAATAGTTAGAAAAGGTTATTCTACAGTAAGAGTATCTGCTGAGTTCAAATCAGCACCAAATTACATTAATAATGGAAATTTTAAGCAAAATGGAGGATTTTTAAGCACTCCTGACTATTTTCTATCAAACGTAACCAGTAATGCTTTTATAAGAACTTATGACGATGCTTCATATGCATTCGCTGATGTAAGACTTGCTGGTCGAAATGGATATGCAGAAATGTTTATGGGCTTAGGTTCTCCATTTTTACCATATGTGTCTTGTCCTTTTATGGGAGATACAGATGGTACATTATCTTTTAATTATAGTTTAGTATCTACTACATTTAGTCCAACTCCAGATGGCAGAATATATGTTAGATTGTTAGTAGGTGCTACCGAATATTTTTTAAACGAAGATAGAGAGTGGGTTACAACATCTGCTTATGTAACAGTTCCTAAGGCTTATTCAGGACCAGATAGAGGACCTGTACAATCTTATTCATTGTCGATTCCATTTGGTAAAAGAACATTTGATAACGCAAATACTGCAATAGGCTATTGCAAGATTGGATTTTATGCTGGTTTGAATGCAGATTTTAGATTTAACAACTTAAAGCTAACTCAAAGCTCAGTCGCATTTAATAAGTTTACAGCTACAAGAATTTTAGGAACATACAAAGCTTATGAGAAAGAAATAGAGGTTCCTTATGGTGCTATATATCCAAATGTTACAGTTTCTCCAATTAGAGGAACATTGATTGACCAAAACCAAAACACTTTAACGAATTGGTATAGATATGGCAAGGTTGGTACATATTACACTCTTGTAGAGTTATTATGCAGACAATACTCAAATATATTTAGCAAAAACTTAGCTAGTTTGGAAGGAGATTTAGGTAATACTAAAGCATCTTCTAATGATATTTACTTAAAAGATACTTTTACTATTCAAGATGCTTCTACGAATGCATTATCTTATAATGGTAAGAAGTTCTTAGCAAACAGATTAACTATTAATAATTATAATAACGAAATTAATTCATTGCAATTGCTTGAGATTACTAATACAGACAATGCTTCAGTTGCTACAGTGAATTACATTGCAAGTTAAAAAAAATAAAATATGGCATCAGCAATTAATGGAACAAATATAGTCTTGTATGCTCAAGGTAGCAATGCTAAATACTATTTTAATGGTGGAGTAAGCAAAGGCACTTTAGATTCAAAAGCATGGTACGAATTAGGTGAAAATGAGAATACAGGAGCTAGTGCCAATTTTGGCAAATCTGGTGATGGTAGAATAACTGGATTTATAACCAACACAAACTATCCTGGTGCTACAACATTACCTGCTGGTACTTGGAGTTTTGTAAACTATTTAGATATTACATTTAGTTTAGCATATAGTCCTGGATTTTATTATAAAATATACAAATACAATGGAAGTACCTTCACTTTATTAGCAACATCTAGCACTACTTTATTTACTTCTACAGCTAAAACAAAGTACATATCTACAATTTCAATGTCTAGCGTTTCTTTAGCTGAAACAGATAGAATAGCTATAGAGATTTGGACTGTTAATGTTGACACGAGAGATGTTATTTTATATACTCAAGGCGAAAATGATAGCTGGGCTATTACAACATTTAACTATTATTCGGCAATAGGTGCATCAACAAGCTGTAATTTTAGTATTAATGTAAATCAAAAAGAGGTTACAAGTGCAACATCTGCATGGTTCAGAGAGTTTAAAAATGATATTAGCGAATGGGGAATCACTTGCGATGGATTTATTGCTATAAAAGGTTATACATATTTGAATTTATTACAATATCAATTAAGTAGAACTCCTTTAAATATCAAGTTTAGTATTGATAACGACAATGGAGACGGAAGTAATACTTATGGCTTTAGCGTGTTTAGTGGAACAGCTAATATTAGCAATATATCATTATCTGCACCAAATGAAAACACATCTACTTATAGTTTGTCTTTACAAGGTTCAGGACCTTATACAATATCAGGTACTCAAGCACCTACAAATGGTGGTTCAACAATAACAATATCTTCTGTGAAAATGTTAACATATACGGCAGCAGGTGGAGAAACATCTATCAATTTTGCCGATGCTTTAGGATATACTTGTATTTCAGTTACAAGAGGTGGTATAGAGGTTAGAACAATCAATAGCACTGGTACGCCAACTGGAGAAAATGTTACATTTAACTCATCTACAGGAGTTCTTACCTTTGCATCAGGAAGAGCATTGGAGGCTGATGAGTTCGTTAGAGCAATTTTTAAATAATTAACTTAATATAGGATGTCGAATCAATTACAAATAACAGGTGGAGCTAAAGTAAGGAATTTAGAAGGCGTTTTAACAGGTACAAGTGGAGTTGTTAGTTCTTTAGGTATTAATGTTCCAAGTGGTATTCCTCAGCTTGATGGTAGTGGTAAAATCTTAGTATCTCAGTTACCAAACTCTGTAATGGAGTATAAGGGCACATGGGATGCTTCTACTAACACTCCTACTTTAGCCAATGGAACAGGTAATCAGGGTGATGTTTATTTATGTAATGTAGCAGGTACAGTAAACTTTGGTGCTGGTCCTATTTCTTTTAATGTAGGAGATCAAGTTATATATAGTGGAACGATATGGCAAAGAGCAAGTGGTGCTACTGGAACTGTAACAAGCGTTGCTTTAACTGAAAGTGGGGATGCTTTAACAATAACTGGTTCTCCAATTACAACAAGCGGAACTATTAATATAGGCTTTGCTGGTACAACTGGTCAATATATTAACGGAGCTGGTGGATTAACTACCTTCCCTTCTTTGACTGGCTTTGTGCCTTATACTGGTGCAATAGCTAATTTAGATTTAGGAACATTTGATTTAACTACTGACATAGCAACGCTTAATCAAGTTAAGGCAGTTGGTAGTGGTGGGTTATCTTTTAATTCAAATAGCGGAACACAAGTTGCTTTGATGGGCGGTGGAGGTGGTGCTGGAACTACTTTTTATGGTGGTATTATAGGAACAAGTGCTTCTTTTGCATCAAGCGGTGGTAGTGATACTTTTGCTATTAATCATTCAAGCGGTAGCGGAATATCTTTAAACATAACAAAGGGTGGCAATGGAGAAGGATTATATATAAACAAAACAAGTGGTAGTGGTAATGCTGCAACTATTATAGGTACATTAAACGCAACTACTTTAGTTAAAAATGGAGGTACATCAAGTCAATA